CACATCTTTGCATATCCTTGTATCTGGCCGGAAACTTCGTGCAGGTCACTTATTGAAGCTATGTCGGCTGGTTGTTTGGCGGTTCATCCTAACTTCTCTGCTTTGGCTGACACGTCGGGTGGGTTGACTGTTCAATATGACGGCGACCATGAGAATCCAAATCTGCATGCTAACATCTTCGCACACACTCTGATGTATGCCATCGAGAACGTGCAGAACAACGACATTACTAACATGATGTCATTTGTCAAAGCCTATGCAGATACTCGTTTCGGTTGGGATTCTGTAATTCCCAAGTGGAAGGGACTGATTGCATCATTGAAGGAACAACACCGTGATATTGGCCAAAGCACCACTCAGAGTTAGTTTTTTCGGCGGGGGTAGTGATATCCCCGCCCACTTTGCACAATGGGGTGGAGCAACCATCTCAACTGCCATCGACAAGTATGTCTATGTAGCAGTGATGCACACACCACACGACCACATTAAAGTTTCCTATTCGAAACAAGAGTGTGTTACAGACATAGAAGATCTTCAAAACGAGATCGTCAAAAACGCTCTTAAGTTCTTCGGTATCAAATCCAACATCGAGATCACGTCATTCGCGGACATCCCTACGATCGGTAACGGTCTTGGTGGATCGTCTGCCTTTACTTGTGCTCTCATCAAGGCTTTATCTACATATCTTGGTTATGAATACGTAAATCCTTATCTTGTTGCTAAGACTGCGTGTCATATCGAGATAGACCTGTGTGGTTGGAAGATCGGCATGCAGGATCAGTTTGCATCTGCATTCGGTGGCATGAACTACATTAAATATTCTAACCGACTTGGGACTAGCGGTGTTGATGTGAAGCGTCTCGATACAATGGCAATCGAGAACTACATGATCTTGATTCCCACAAACGTAGAGCATCATGCAGCCAAGATCCTTGATAGCATTAACTTTGAAGCAAAGACATTTGTAATTAATGAACTTGCTCGTATGGCAGATATGCAAGGCACTCAGCTAGTAAATCCATTCGACTATGGTAGATTGCTTGATTCGGCATGGATTCTGAAGAAGCAGATGAGCGAAGAGATCTCCAGCAGTGATATAGATATTATGTACGATCGTTGCAAATCTGCTGATGCTGTCGGTGCTAAGTTGCTCGGAGCTGGAGGCGGCGGATACATGCTAGCAATCACAGATTCAAAGAGCGCAATCCGCCAAGAATTCTCAGACAGAACATGCCTCGATGTAGGTATCGCACATGAAGGAGCAAGAGTTGTCTATCGAGACTGACATTATATTTGATCATATGGGCCTAATTAATATTGGGTTTGCAAGTATCGATCATGAAGAATTTAAAAAAGCAGCCGAACTGATTTGGCTGACAAGCATTTCAAATCATCGTAACAACATCTATACTATCGGTAACGGTGCATCTGCTTCCATCGCTCAGCATTGGGCATGCGACTATACCAAAGGTTGTAAGAAAGGTGGACTGCGACCAAGAGTTATTTCTTTGGCTGCAAATATTCCACTGATGACAGCTGTGGCGAACGATATCTCCTATGACGATGTTTACTCGTTCCAGCTCGATGCACTCGGACAAGAAGGTGACGTACTCGTGGCCATCTCTTCGAGTGGTAATTCTCCAAATGTTGTCAAGGCAATTGAAACTGCTAAGGCATTGAAAGTAAAGACTATTGCTTTGACAGGATTTTCTCCAGATAATAAGTGCGCTCAGCTCGCAGATATCTCTCTACATGTCGATATCCAAGAATATGAGGCAGCAGAAGACGTCCACCAAGCTATTATGCATATGATTGCTAAATATATCAGAAACAGAGGTAAGGTTACATAATGTCACAACAACCAGTATCAATTCATCAGATCGCAGCTCAGTTCGGAACAGATAGTGGAAACTATGAAGTACTCACTGACGCAGCCATTCGATCGAAGGGTGTAGAAGGCGCAGCAGTCGAGATCGGTGTTCGTCTCGGTGGTGGTCTACAACGTATCATCGACGGTCTCGTAGAAAGTGGTCAAACTCCTGAGAAGCCAGTCTTTGGTATCGATCCGTATGGCAACATCGAGTACTACCGTGACGAGATCTTTAAGGAAGGCCGTTGCGACTATACCAATGAGATGCGCGACATTTGCATGATTAACATGTATCTGTACTGCCGTCAGAAGAACGTCAACTTCTATATGTTCAACCTTGAAGACACCGAGTTCTTCAATCGTTATGCAGACGGTGTTCCTGTCTATGCAGACTATAAGCAGCTCGTCAATAAGTACAGCGTAGTCCACTTCGATGGTCCTCATACACTCGAAGCTCTCGATGCCGAGATTGCATTCTTCCTCGAGCGGTCAGATCCTGGCGCTGTCTTCGTCTTTGACGACGTAGAGATGTACGAACACGATGCTGTACACAATCAGTTGCTTGAATATGGTATGGAAATTGCCATGGAAACTGCTCGCAAGTGGTCCTACGTCAAGAAGGAACATGTCGATAAGAAGTGGGAACCAGTCGTTGGAACTCCTGGCTGGGAGCCAAACGCAGAGCAGTACACACCAAAGGGCGGTCCAAGTTTTAATTATAAAATCGACCTGTGAAAATAAGCATGTACAAATTATCGAAACTGTAGTAGGTTGAATAATACAAACAAGGAACTACAGAGGTAAACATGGTCATTAAGGTTAAAGCTAAACCCAAACAGATCTCTCGCTCGGCTATCAAGTCTATCGATGACAAAGCCTATGGCTCCGAGCCTATCGTAATCGATGGTTATAGCAACGCTTTAAATTGGTATAACTACATGGCATCTGATGATCAGTCGCGTGACTGGTTCTTCACGTATGCCAAGAAGAATTATACCAAGGATCAACTCACACTCTTGCGCAAGCTTCCAAAGTGGAAGATTTCCAAGACTCTTGGTAACGTTGCACGTATTCTCCTGAATGGCAATGAGCTGCCGCAAAAGAATCTCGACTACTTCAATGATAGTGTAAAGAATCTCCTTGCGGCAGCTACACAAGTTGTCGAAGAAGTCGAAGACGCTCCAAAGCCTGTCGTCGATATTCAAGCTCGCATTCGTGAGAAGGCCAACTACATCATCACGAGTCTCGAAGAAGAACTCGATAATGTAATCGATGGCAAAGCGTTCTCGATGTATACCTTCTGTCAAGCCAACGAGCTGAATGCACAGATCCTCGGCATCGTAGCTGACTACTACCGTCCACAGTACACCGAGATTATGTCTGACGACGAGCAAGTCAAAGAATCCTTTGGCAAGCGTCAAAAGTTCTGGATTAATTTTTGGCAGAGCTTCTTCGATGACATCGATCGTTATGTAAATAACAAGAAGGCCGTCAAGGTTCGTAAGCCACGCGAGAAGAAAGCAAAGTCTGCAGTCGATCTGGTCAAGAACCTTAAATATCAGAAGGAAGAGCCTTCACTCAAGATTGTCTCTGTCCATCCGGCAGAGATCGTAGGATGTACACAGCTATGGACGTACAACACAAAGTACAAGAAGCTAGCTCGATACGATTCCAGCGGTCCAGCTGGAATTCAAGTCAAGGGCACTACCTTGGTTGGCTATGATGTCGAAACCTCTACAAGCAAGAGCTTGCGTAAACCAGATGTTTCTATTCAAGCATTGCTCGGCGCAGGCAAAGTCAGCCTACGCAAGTTCATGGACGAGATCAAGACTGTAGAGTCCAAGCCTAACGGCCGAATCAATCAAGACACTATCCTCTTAAGGGTTATTAAATGACAGATAACGTAATCTTGTTTCCTGGTTTTAAGCGGGACGATGCTCCGCCTCAGAACTTGGACGAAATTCTTGACAAAGTTACACAAACTCGGAAAGAGCATGTAGCTGGTGTCATGAATGATATGATTCCTGATTTGATTCATATCTTCGGTGCCTACGGTGTAGACATCAATGACGATAAATATGTAAAAGATGTTGCTATGGTAATGGAAGCCACAAAGTCTTTACTGCACAAGCAGTATAACCTTGAGCATCCGTTCCATAAAATGGTCGACGGCATATTTGAGTTTAGTTACAATGAAGATAGTACAATCGCGTACACATACACTTTACCAGATGAAGAGTGAGAAACTGAAATGATTATTATGGACCTTTCACAGGTCATGATCTCCAACCTGATGGTTCAGCTTGGAAACCACACCAACGCCGAGATCGAAGAAGATCTTCTACGGCATATGATTCTCAATTCGATCCGTTCGTATAACCAAAAGTTTAAGAACGAGTTCGGCGAGATGATCATCGCATGCGATGCTGGCAACAACTGGCGTCGTCAAGTCTTTCCTTACTATAAAGCTAATCGCCGTAAGAATCGCGAGAAGTCAGAGATCAATTGGACGACAGTGTTCGAGACTCTGAACAAGGTTCGTGACGAGCTAAAGGATTATTTCCCATATCGAGTTATTCGTGTCGACGGCGCAGAGGCTGATGATGTCATCGGTTCTCTCGCTCAAGAATACGGTAATACGAACGAACCGATTCTGATTCTCTCAGGAGATAAGGACTTCGTTCAGTTGCAGTGTTATATGAACGTAAAGCAGTTTGATCCTGTGCAGAAGAAGTGGCGCAAGACAAATGATGTCGATAAGTTCATCAAGGAACACATCATTCGCGGCGATACAGGCGACGGTGTTCCTAACTTCTTGTCAGCAGATGACACGTTCGTTGTCGGTGCAAGACAGAAGCCTATCAGCCAGAAGAAGCTAGATCAGTGGCTCGAAGCAGCAGATCCAAAGGAATTCTGTGACGAGAAGATGCTGCGTGGCTACCTTCGCAACCAACAGTTGGTCGATCTCAACTTCATTCCTTCTGATATCAAGAAGGAAGTGCTTGTGCAGTTCGAAGAGCAGGCAGGAAAAGGCCGTGATAAGCTCTTCAACTACTTCATCGATCGCCGACTCAAACTCCTTGTAGAAAGCATTAATGAGTTTTAATATGCAAAGAACATTAGCGATAGCAGAAATCCTTGATCTTGTCAAGGAAGCCAAGGACGTACAGACAAAGGTTTCTCTCCTTCGTCAGTATGACAGTGAAACCCTTCGTTATATCCTTGAACTGGCCTTCCATCCGAATGTAGGATGGTGGTTGCCAGAAGGAGCTCCTCCTTATACGCCAAGCTCGCTGCTTGACACAGAGGGAAGGCTCTACAAAGAGGCACGTACTCTGCCTCTTTATCTCTATGGTAATCGTCCTGATCTCAAGAAGCATCAGCGCGAAAACCTTTTCATCGGTCTTCTCGAATCTCTTCATCCGAAAGACGCCGCTCTTTTGATCGCCGTCAAGGATAAGAAAGTCGAAGGACTTAACGTCGCAACAATTAACGAAGCTTTTCCAGGGTTAATTCCAAATGAGCAACACAGTTAAGCGTTTTAGAAAATACAATGAAGAATATGACGATTCGAAAAATACATCACATGATCATCGTCAGCATTTAAATGAGAAGCGGCTTCGAGCCGCACTTCGTTCTAAGACAAAAAGTACATTGTTAGATTTGATAGAAGATGAAGATTATTAATGCCTATATACGAATTTAGATTGAAAGAAACCGGTGAAGTCTTCGAGGAATTCTTTAACTACCAACAGAAAAAAGATTTCCTCGAAGACAATCCGGATATCGAAGAAATTATAGGTGCACCTCATCTGATATCAGGAATATCAGGCGTTACTCATAAGACAGATTCTGGCTTTAACGATCTGTTGAATAGAATTGGTAATGCTAACCCACACTCTCCACTCGGTCAACAACACGGCGATAAAGATATCAAGAGTACGAAGATCAGAGAGGCAGTGAATAAGGCTCGTAATAAAAAATAAGGACAACTTGTGCAACATAGCCAACCTCGTTTAACGAAGAGAGAAAAAAGAATCGCCAGACAAAATGGTGACACACAAGAAGGGCTAACATTTAAGAGTCAAAACTTTAATCTTAAGAATATCAATCCACTCACAGAAAACCAGCGCATTGCGTTTGATGCTTTCGATGATGGAAAACACTTGATGTTGCACGGAATGGCTGGTACAGGTAAAACGTTTATTGCTCTGTATAAGGCTATTGAATCGTTGATGGAAAATACCGGTGTACAAAATAAGATTTACATTGTAAGATCGGTAGTACCAACACGAGATATGGGTTTTCTTCCTGGAAACCAGAAGGAAAAGATGAAGGTCTACGAGGCACCTTACTATGCCATTTGTACCGAACTGTTTGATCGGTCAGATGCATACGAGATCCTCAAACAGAAGAACGCCGTCGAGTTCATCTCAACGTCGTTCGTTCGTGGTATTACCATGAACAACTGTTTTGTAATTGTGGATGAAGTCAATAACATGACGTTCCACGAACTGGACTCGGTGATCACTCGCATTGGTAAGGGTTGTAGAGTATTGTTCTGTGGTGACTTCCGTCAGTCAGATCTTACGAAGGACCAAGAACGCAACGGACTGAAGGACTTTATGAAAGTCTTAGGTCGGTTGAATGATTTTGTACATGTTGACTTTCTCGAACAGGATATTGTTCGATCGAAATTAGTGAAGGAATATATAATTGCTCGTCAAAAACTCGGACTTCAACCGTAAAGGTTTCGAATACGATCTACTAGACTTTGCGGAGCTGCAAAGAATAGATGGTCCAACACGTCTCTATGAGACACCAGAAGGGAAGAGATATCCGTCTGTCACCGCCGTCCTCGGTAAGATGACTGATAAGTCTGCCCTCGAAGCTTGGAAGAAAAGAGTCGGCGAGGACGAAGCAGCCCGAGTTTCATCTCGGGCTGCCACTCGTGGAACTAACATCCATACCATGTGTGAGAACTACGTGTTAGGTCATGACATTGATACGTCGATGCCTCATAACATGATGATGTTCCGCCAGATCAAGATGATTCTTGACGACAAGGTCGACATGATCCGAGCCACAGAATGCACTCTGTTCTCTGATCATCTGAAGCTAGCAGGTTCATGCGACCTGATAGCAGACTACGACGGCCGTCTATCGATCATCGACTACAAGACTTCATCTAAACTCAAACGTAAGGAATGGATCGAAGGTTACTTCATGCAAGCCAGTCTCTATGCATACATGCTATGGGAGATGACAGGCATCTTAGTGAAGGATATCGTTATCATCATTGGTGTCGACGATTCTCTCGAGGCACAGGTGTTTAGGGAACGACCTCAAAACTACCTTGAAAAAGCGGTGGATCTGGTTCGATCTTACCATCAAATGTACGGATAAGAAAATGCGGCTTCGGTCGCATTTTTTTTGACAATAAACATGTACATTTTATCAAAACTTTGGTAAGGTGGACCTATAATCAAAGAGGAAAAAATCATGACTAACACCATTACCTTCGACTTCGACTACAACCACAACATCTTCGAAACCCTCGTCCCATACTATTCACACATCACCAACATCATTTACAATACCAACAACACCAATCCCGAAATCACCATCACCTTCACCACTCTCGAAATTCTCAATCAATTCAAACTCGAAAATTATCTTTAATTTTTAAAAATAAGTGAGATTTTCAATGTTTATTATTTCTCGTACTGATCGTAAAACCGGCGACACGAATTACTATTCTGACCGCGTCAATCCTATCAGTCGTCGTATTAGTTATGCTAAAACGTTTTCCTGCCTTCGGTCTGCTGAACACTTCTACAATACGTATCTAAGTGGTACTATCGGCGCTAAAAAGAATTTTATTTTTAAAATTATCGAAAATTAAGGGTGTACAATATTTCGAAAACATTGTATCCTGGGTATATGATAAAGAAGGAAAAAATATTATGACTCGACTTTTTGAATACATCCTTGCACAAGATGATCCTTTTGATTTCATCTATGAAGCCCTCGGTGGAACTCATGGTGTTGAAACCATGAAAACTTGCACTGAGATGTATGGTGATATCTCTATAGACTATCGTTTGCATCCAGATGATGATTTTGAACGCATCATTGAGATTATGGTCGGTATCATGGAGGAATGGAAGTATGAGTAGTTCTATTCTTGCCTTTTCCTACTTCGGCAGAGAGACTGTTGAACGTGCAGTCGCTTCATATTTTGCCAAGCATGGCGTCACAGAAGATGTTCGTGACTATCTGATGGTTCTCGAGGACGAAAAGCCAGACGATTTTTTTCAGCTAGTTTGTGATTTTATCGAAAAATAGCATGTACATTTTATCAAAACTTTGGTAAGGTGGACCTATAATGATGAAGGAAGAAAAAATGATGAAGTACGTAGCAGTTTTCGCCGGTCTGATGATCATGTGTGTTCCTGAAGATGCAAGCCTTCTTCGTTTCGCCGTACAAGGCCTCGTCGGTCTCTCTATCTTTATCGCTGGTACAGTCGCACTGATTGATTCCGCTGAATAATATTTGAAAATAAACATGTACAAATAAGCCATTCTTTGGTAGAATGGTATTACCAAATTGAAAAAGGAAACTATATTATGGCTCATATGATTGAATTTCTCGACGGCAAGGCTTCGATGGCTTATGCAGGCGAAACTCCGTGGCACGGCCTCGGCACGAAGGTCTCGAACGACCTCACTCCTGATCAGATGCTAAAGGCTGCTGGTCTTGACTGGAAGGTCAATCCAGTTCCTGCTTTCGCCGATATTGCCGGCAAGCAAGTCGACATCGGCCACTCCGCTCTGGTCCGTGACGTCGACAACAAGATCCTCGACGTGATCACCAACGACTGGGTTCCGAATCAGAACGAAGCAGCCTTCGAATTCTTCAATGATTTCGTTGCAGCCGGCGAGATGGAAATGCACACCGCCGGTTCTCTTCGTGATGGTCAACTTGTTTGGGCCTTGGCAAAGGTGAAGGATTCCTTCGAATTGTTCAAAGGTGATCAGGTTGATTCCTACCTGCTCTTTACCAATCCGCATAAGTATGGTTGGTCGATCGACGTTCGCTTCACTCCTGTTCGCGTCGTTTGCAACAACACTCTCACTCTCTCGCTCAACAGCCAGTCGAGCAAGATCGTCAAGGTCAGCCATCGCCGCGAGTTTGACGGTGACGTTGTCAAGGAAACACTCGGTGTTGCCAAGGAAAAGCTTGCCAAGTATAAGGAAATGGCTGCTTACCTCGGTTCGAAGCGCTACACTGACGAGAACATCGTCGAGTATTTCCAGCGTGTATTCCCTGTCACTGGTTCGAAGAAAGATCTCAGCAAGAATGCTGGTATCGCTCTCGAAATCATGGACCAGCAGCCTGGTGCCGAGTTTGGTGAAGGTAGCTGGTGGCAGGCTTTCAACGCGGTTACCTTCATGACTGATCACATGATTGGTCGAAATGCAGATAATCGTATGACTTCTGCTTGGTACGGTTCGAACAAGAACCTCAAGACAAAGGCATTGGAAACTGCGATTGAGTTTGCAGACGCAGCATAAGGAATTATATAATGTTTGAAGTCAAGAGTCGGTCCCCAGAATCCTGGGGACCTCTTGCTGCTATTAGCGAGAGTAAGTTCAATCAGATCCTCAACAGTCAGCCCGGTTCTACAAAGGATAAGATCAAGAAACTTAAGAAACTCAAGACTTATAAGGTCCAGTTCAAAAAGGTTTGGCAATCAGGTTACTTTGAGATACAGGCTCAAGATGACTATTCTGTTAGTACTGCAGCTAAGCAATACTTTAAGGAGAATGCAGAATCCATCGAGTTCGAAGAACAAGCTCGCAATCAGTGGGCAGATGGTTATGCTGGTTATGATTCTATTAGTTATGTAAAGGTAAGGAGTTAAGTTATGTTTTGGTTGTGGTTGATTGTTGCTATTACGATTATTTCAGTTGGTGTATATGTTCTTGGTGTGCTTGATTGGGATGAAGATCAAAAGGTAGGCTTGTTTTGGGCTATCTTTATTGGAGCATTGCTGTGGCCGCTTGTACTTATTGCCGCAGTTATTGTTGGTCCGTTCGTCGGTCTCTTCTGGCTCGGTCATCGTAAGCGTCAGAAGCTCAAGAAGGAAAAATCTACCACGAATAAATAAGTGAATGGTAGAAGAAAATGGTACTTACTTTGTAGGCATGTCTTTTGAAACCGAGGATGACGATGAGATCGTTTTCCCGGTGATGTTCCATACAAAGAATTACAAGGAAGCGCTTACACTCACTCGGTGCATTGCCGCAGGTGATCCAAGAAAACGAGTGATGTTTGCAGATATTGATGAGGATTTCTAATATGAAGAAACTTATTGCATCTTTAGTTGTCGGTAGTATGCTAATCTCTACTCCTGCCTTTGCTGATCATCGCCGTGATCGAGATCATGTCCAGCAAGAGCGCCGTAAAAGTGGTTGTGGCTGGCTTTGTGGCGCCATCATCGGCGGTGTTGTAGTTGGTGCTCTGAGCTCGGGTAATCGCGGTCGCGAGAGGGATCGTGAGAGAGAAAGAGATTACGAGCCATACGAAGAAATCCGCTACTACCCACCTGATTATAGATATGATAGACGTTATTGTGTTCGCGAACAGATTACTGAATGGCGTCGAGGCGAACGCTACGTTTATTGGGAAACCCGTTGTAACTAAGGAATAATACATGAAGAATTTTATCGCGCTAGCACTCGTCATGCTGGCAACTCCAGCTATCGCACAGAAGACGCCTGTCGGTGTGACGTATGATACTACCATTGTCCGTGCGATTGATGGTGATACGATCGTAATCACTGCACCATACCTACCAGCTCCTTTGAAGCCTGAACTCGGTGTTCGAATCTTCGGTGTTGATACACCTGAAAAGAGCTTTCGTGCCAAGTGTGAGAGCGAGAAGAAGCGCGGCGAACAGTCTTCTGAATTCACCAATTTGGTAATCAAATCTACAAAGAAGCATCAGGTTGTTCTGTACGATTGGGATAAGTTCGGCGGCCGTGTTCTTGGAGATATTCTCCTTGATGGTATGAGCCTTCGAGATCTTCTCATCAAGAACGGTTTTGCACGTGCATATTTTGGTGATGCAAAGCAATCTTGGTGCAATTAAGCATGTACAATTAAAGCCCGTTGGGGTATAAATAGAATATCAGTTGTTGACAATCAACAATAAAGGCGGAAAGACCGGGGTTCGACTCCCCGCACCTCCACCATGGACACACAGTCTTTCAACCACATTGCACAGGATGTAATGTCACGATAGATTGACTGAGTTGCGCAACGTGTGTCCATGATGGGGGTGACTATGGAATTCGATTTTCGTGTAATAGGGCGGTTTGAGACTGATTGCTTGGCAAAGTGCCACTAAACATAAATGCTAACGATAACGATAGCTTTGCAGATATCCGCCTAGCGGCATGATCTACACGGGTATGGCTCCACCTTGGAACAGAACGGGCCACTTGCTACCAGTTGAATCTCTGGTGCTACGAGTCACCAGAAAAACTGCTGGTGATAGTATAAATAAAATATCACGACGGAGGTTAGAATCCTCCATTGACTCTTACAAAACTTCAAGTCTTAGATGGCTAGAAAGCGGCATCATTCGGATGCCACCGACGAAAACACTAATGATTTTGCATTTCCAGTAAGAGGGAAATGGATGGAAGATACTTCGTTATTCTCTTGTGTATC